CCTACGGCCCGGCCACCCCATCCCCCCGGTGGCCGGGCCGACGCACGCCCAGGGGGAACACAACCGCCCCAATCGGCGATCATTCGACCAAGGCGCGGGGCCGACAACCACACACGATCGAGCGGGAGCCCCACCGCCATGGCCTGGTCCAAACTGAAACTGGACGAAGTCACCGTCCGCCGCACCGAGCTCCTGAAGCTGCGCCGGCAAGGCGTCCGATACGACGACGAACGCGTCGAAGCCCTCGGCTACAGCAGCCCCAACGCCGCACGCCGCGACCTCAACCGCGCCCTTGAAGCACACCGTCTCGAAGAGGCCACCGAGGTCGCCAACTACCGGCAGATGGAAAACGAGCGCCTCGACGCCCTCCTCGAAGCCGCCTGGCCCCGCGCCACCCAGCCCTCACCGGTCTTCAGCAAGGACGGCGAGGTCGTCTCCCACGAGCTCGACATGCGGGCCGTCGACACCGTCCTCCGCCTCATGGACCGCCGCGCCAAACTCAACGGCCTCGACATGCCCGCCAAGGCCGAGATCACCGGCGCCAACGGCGGACCTCTCCAGATGAGCCAGGCCGGTGACGCAGAACTCGAAGCCATCATGAACGCCGGCCCCGGCCCCGCCCTGGACAACGAGGACGCCACCGGCGAACAGCCCGGCGACGGCAGTGACTGACGGCATCCTCGCCCGCTACCGCGCCCTACCCGCCGGCGAGCGCCGCAGCATCATCCGTGCCGCCTCCGACGATTTGCGCGCCCAGCTCGCCACGCTTGAAGCCGAGATGGCCATGGACCGCTCCCCAGGCGCGCTTGCCGCCGTCCTCACCCACGGCAAGGAGATGCAGGCCCGCCACCTCGACATCATCGACCGCATCTACCAGCGCATCGCCGCCGGGGAACGCATCCGCGCCATGGTGACCATGCCCCCACGCGCTGGGAAGTCCCGCCGCACCTCACGGTGGGGACCCACCTGGTACCTGCGCCGGCAGCCCGACCACCGGTTCATGCTCGCCTCCTACGCCGCCCACCTGGCCGACGACCACGGCCGGTGGATCCGCAACACCATCACCGAACACGCCCCCACCCTGGGCATCAACCTCAAGTACGGATCCCAGGCCGCCAACCGGTTCGACATCGACGGCCACGAAGGCGGCATGGTCACAGCCGGTGTCGGAGGCCCGCTGACCGGTCGCGGCGCGCACGTAGCTTGCGTGGATGATCCTTTTAAGGGCTCCGAAGACGCCGGATCCCCCACCCAGCGGGAACGCGTCTGGGACTGGTGGCAATCCGTCCTTCTCACCCGCCTCGAACCCCAAGGCTCCGTCCTACTCGTCAACACCCGCTGGGACGACGACGACCTCTCCGGCCGGCTCCTCAAGGAAGAGCCCGACGACTGGATCGTCATCGACTTGCCCGCCATCGCCCTCACCGACGACGACCCCCTAGGCCGTACCCCGGGTGAAGCCCTGTGGCCCGAGCGGTACAACGAAGACGACTACGCCCGCATCCGCAAGTCCGTCGGCGAACGCGTCTGGTGGGCCCTCTACCAGCAGCAGCCACGCCCCCTCGAAGGCGGCGTCTGGCAGTGGGCATGGATCACCGCCAACCGGATCAGTGCAGTCGCATTCCGCGGCGTCAACCTCACCCGCGTCGTGGTCGCCATCGACCCATCCGGCGGCTCAGGAACAGCGCACGATGAGACCGGCATCGTCGCCTCCGGCCGCGACGACCAAGGCCAGCTGTACGTGCTGGCGGACCGCTCCGGACGGCACGGTGCAGGATCCTGGGGGCGGGAAGCCTGCCTGCTGGCCATCGAACTGCGGGCAGACGCCTTCGTCGTGGAAACCAACTTCGGCGGCGACATGACCAAGCAGGTCCTGACCCAGGCGTGGAGGGAGCTCGAGCAGGAGGGCCGAACTGAGGGGATGGTCATGCCCCGCTTCATTGAGGTGAACGCCAAGCAGGGCAAGCGCCTGCGCGCCGAGCCCATCGCCCAGCTCTACGAGCAGGGGAACGTCCACCACGTGGGGGAGTTCCCCGACCTCGAGCGGCAGATGGTCACGTGGCTACCCGGGATGGATTCCCCGGACCGCATGGACGCCGCAGTGCACGCCTTGACCGAGCTCGCCGACCCGGCGCAGGAAGGCCTGGGCACCCAGCACTACACCGACCAACGCCTCCGCGGACGCCGATAGGAGCCCTCATGCCCGACCACGCCCCCGCTGAGACAGTGGAGCAGCGCAAGGCCCGAATCGCCATGCTGCGCCGCCTCAACTCCGTCCTGCCCAAGGAGCAGCGACGCCCTATCCCGACCCTCCACGACGCGCGCCCCGCCTCAACGCCACAAGCGCAACCCGAAGACACTGCCACCACTCTGGATGCCCTGCTGGCCATGCCGCGCGGCACATACACACAGCACATCTGCGACCACCTGGGCGCCGAACACGACGATCAATGGCGCCTCTTCCTGCACCCCACGCTGATCCAGTTCACACACTCCGTCCTCGTCCGCAAGCACGCAACAGTCGCCCGACTGAAGAACGACCCAGAGACGCAAACCGGGCGCCGCCGAACAACCTTCCTCGACCTTCTGGAAAGCCGCATCCAGCAGGTCGAGGCGGCCCTCCCCGACGCGATAATGACCTCCGATCGCAACACCGCACGCCGCCTGTTCGCCGCTATTCAGGCGCACCGACGGGCTCTAACCGCGAACGGTGCCACCGCAGAGTCTTGGGACTCGGAACTGTGGCGAGTTGCTGACCAGCTCGTGGCTGACGACGGCCAAGAGCGCTGAACCCGGGGGAACCCCCACAGCCCGCGCCCGTACCCTGATCTTTAGGCGCGGGGCCTGCGAGCGAGGGGAACTCTGGTGGGCCATGGCCTCATGTCCGGCCTCAAGCGCGTCACCATCGACGCCTGGTCGTGGCTGAACTACAAGCCGGTCTTCAACGACCCCCGCGGCATGCCCCACCGCCGCGCCTTCCCCGAAGCCAAAGCCACCTGGGTACCCCCCGAGGACGAACGCCGCCTCGCCGCGTACAAGCTCCTCGCCGCCTACGACAACAACCAGGCCGCCGAACTCGCCGAAACCATGGACGGGCCCACGGCCCGCGAACGGCGGGAGTTCGGCGACCCGTCCCTGTTCATCGACGCGATCCTCGCCCACGTCCTCGGCCGCGAACAGCACATCGTCGTCCCCGGCGCCGAAGACACCACCGGCACCGGCCGGCCCCCCAACGCGGAAGCCGAAATGGCGGAACGCGTACAGACCCTCCTACGGGACTGGGCCGACGACGAACTGCTGCCGATGCGGATGCAGCAGACCGAACGCAAGGCCGTCTCCCTGGGCGACGGCGTGTACCGGCTCGCCTGGGACCCGGCCAAGCAGCGCGCCACCGTCCGCTCCGTCGACCCCGGCTTCTACTTCCCCGTGCTGCCCGAGGACGGCGACGGAGAGTTCCCCGACCGCGTCCACTTCGCATGGGAGCTTCCCGAGGACAAGCGCCGCGACCTGAAACCGAGGATCCGCCGCATCACCTACGAGCTCGCCCCGATCGGCGCGGCCACCGCCACCGGCGCCGACACAGGAGGCCGGGCAGTACGCGCCCCGCTCACCACCGAAGGCCCGGACGGGCAGTTCGTGCCGGTGCTCGGCCAGGGCGACATCGCAGACCCCGCCACCGGGACCGTGTCCCGCCAGTACGCGTGGAACGACACCCCCAGCACCGTCACCTGCTATCTGACCGACGCCACCTGGAACCTCGAGGACCTCAAGGGCCAAGTCGACGTCGACTCCCTGCCCCTCGCCAAAGCTACGTTCGCGACCCGCTCCGACGGGGAAGTCCTCGACCACCTCGACCTGCTCCTGGACTTCATCCCGGTGATCCACGTCCCGAACACGGTGCCGCCCGCCGAGGAGCACTGGGGCCAGAGCAGCCTCGCCAAGGTGCTGCAAGTGTTCGACGAGCTCGCCGGATCGGACACCGACTCCGCCCGCGCCTCCGCCACCACCGGCCTGCCGATGATCGCCATATCCGGCGTCAACGACCCGCGCAGCCACACAGCCGTCGAACCCGGCGCCGTCTGGAAGCTCGGCGACAACGGCAAACTGTCCGCCGTCGACACCTCCCCAGCCCTGCGGGAGCTACGGGAGCACGTCCACGACCTCGCCGACCGCGCCGCCAAAGTCGCCCGCCTGCCCTCCCTGTCCCTGGGAACCCTCGACCCCACCAAAGCCCCCTCCGGATACGCCCTGGAACTCTCCCTCGGCCCCCTGGACTCCCTCATCGGCGGCATGCGCCTGACCCGCCACCACAAGTACGGCCTGCTGCTGAAGTTCGTGCAGCGCCTCCACCTCGCCGGCCAGCACCCCGACTGGATCGGCATTCAGGTGCAGCCCGCGAAGCTGGTGTTCGGCCCGTACACGCCGACCGACAAGAACGCCATCCTCGAACAGGTCACTGCCGGTGTGGAGAAGGGCGTCCTGTCGAAGGAGACCGGCATACGCATGCTCATGGACGCCGGGTTCCCCATCGACGACCTCGAAGAGGAGCTGCGCCGGATCGACGCCCGCTCCTTCACCGCCGCACGCGACCTCGCCGACGCCCTCGGCAACCCCGACGAGGTCGCCGACTTCCTCGGCCGGCAGGCCCCCGACGAACCCGAGACACCGCCCGTCATCCTTCCCCCGCTGCCCACCTCCGAGGGCACCGAAGACGACGACGAAGACCCGGCGTAGGGGAGCGGGGGGAACACCACGTGCATTCTGTGTTGTCCTTGATCTCAGGCGCGGGGCCTGAACTGTCCACGGGAGGACTGTCTCTAATGCGTCGCCCCGCGCAGCACCGCCCCGGTCCCACCGCCGCCCACGGCTGGGCCCACCCCTACACCGGCGCCCAGAGCCTCGCCGTGTTCTACAACGACGGCGGCAACCCGCCCACACCGGCAGACCCGCCGAAGCCCGGACCGCCTCCCGCCCCGGCCCCCACACCGCAGTACACGCAAGAAGACCTCGAGCGGATCGCCGCCAAGGAGAAGGACCAGGGCAAGCGGGCCGGCGCCCGCCAGGCCCTCGAGGACCTCGCCAGCGAACTCGGCTTCACC